GTAGCCAAAAGCACTGTTATCTTCCCCTGTTTCGTAAGGTAGATCAGTATTACTTAACGCTTCCTCTCCTGCGCTCGTTTGTCGTATTTCAACACTTTTTATATTATTTGAAATAATATTTTCATCTTTTAAGACCGAAATCTTAGAATCAATTAAGTCAGTAAAAGCATCTCTAATATCTTTTGGAGAAATTAGTTGACTTATATTATCTGGAAAATATACATTAAGTCTTTGTAAAAATTCGTTTTCTGAGTACTCTGCCATTTTTTAACCTTAGTTAAATTTAATCTGAAGATTAGACAAGTCAAATTTCACAGAATCGCCTTTATATACAATTCTAGGATTATCTAACGTTGAGTGCATAAGTAGGTTTCCAGAACCATATTCTGTTTTATCTACTATAGCTATACCTGAAACATGTCCCCAATCATATAGCGCTGTACCAAACACTAAAGATGAAGAATTTTTTATTAGCCCGCTACCAGCATCGTGATCATCTTGATCATAAGTCCAAGTAGAGTCACCATTAGTAGATGGGTCACCGAGACCTATTCTAGAGTAACCGCTAAGGTTATTACCGTCCCCAGAAGCTAATTCTAGAATGGTTTCCCCTGTTTCGTGATCAAAGATTTCACCACTGGTGAGTGCTATTGCTATATTTAATGGCTTACTAAAAGTGTCGCCAAGAAAAATGTGTTTTAATAAACCAGATTCTAAATAATCCGACAAAGCGTTTGACATAATGTTCTCCTGATTTTCCTGAAGATATTCGATATATTATACACAAAAAAAGGGTTTCCCCTAAAAAGAAGAAACCCTATGATAATTATCTGTTAGTTACGATTTACTAGAAGGAGCCAAGAAGGATTCTTCTATTATCAAGAACGCCGAATCCTAATTCTGCTGTTCCGTAGTAACCTGCTCTTTGTTGTCTGTGAAGAGTTGGGTCTTCAAAGACTTGAAGCTGCTGTCTCATCGGCATAACAAAACTGTCTTTAGCCGATTGGTCTAAACCAACAACTAATTCAGCATCGCTACTTGGTCCATATTGACCACCGAGAGAACCAGCATAAAAATCTTGATACTCTTGACCTTCACCGAGTTCGTCAAGGTCGTGAAGATTAACCCCAAAAATACTTGTGATTGGAGCGCCATCTTCTGGAGCGTTATAGATTTGAGTTCTGATAACGTCGGAGACTTGATCAAGACCCCAGTTACGAACATCTTCAAGGGCTTCTGGCGAAACGTACATATCTGTCATGCGACCGCGATTTGCACTTCCGCTGTTTCCACCAGCATTTCTGCGAGTGATTAACTGCATAAGGCTAACCAATCTCTTGGTGAATGTACCCGCAGTAGCATCGCCATCGTAAACAACGATATTACGGTCAACACCAGCAGCAAGCAGTGTGTGCCATCCATCATCGTTCATTTTCTTGACGAAACCAGCTTCCATGACTTGCATGGCGCGACCGACAATATCCCAACGAGCTTCACGGGCATATCTGAGAAGGTAGTCGATGCTAGACGTGATACCATAGGTTGGAATCTGAACGTAATCGCTTTCGACGGATCTTTCAGGAATACGACCATGACCCGGATTCGTGTAAGCTACATGCTCACCTTCAAGTCCGGGGCTAATCAGATCAAGTGGATACTCCGTTGAAGAGCCAGCTTCCACAGGAATATTCTCAAAAATATTTCCGAGAATGTTTCCGACCAAAACAGCTTTACGAAGTGGTGTCTCAAGCGCTTTTGCAAACTCTCGTTGAGCAGCATAGGCGTGTTCTTGATGGTTGCTACCAGTATCGCGAAGAATTTGAATAAATTCATCACTAGGTCTTTCGATATTTGACATTATATTTATCTCCTTTTAGGTGTTAGTTAGGATACGATTCCGGGAAGATTGACGTAAAGTTTAGCATAGCCGTCTGCGTCTTTTTGAGACATCCAACGACCAACAGCAAAACTTCCAGAACCGCCCGGAGCAACATTTGTCAAATCGCCAGCTTCAACGTCTGAAACGTAAGCGATTTCTCCGGCGGCTGGATTAACGCTTGTCTCGATCATGTTGGTAACAACCCAACCGCGAGTCAAGACAGTAACCTTTCCACCTTTTTGAACTTCGTCTTTATACTGATTGAGGCGAGTTCTGGTCAGATCTTTATTAACAACGTCGTTAAGAAGAACTCCGATTGGAACGCCGACCACTCCATACTTGACTTTGTTCCCGCCTTGATCTAGACTTGCGCCAGAAGCTTCTGCTGCGTCAAGGACAACAGCGCCTCCGCGAGTGGCGGTTCCCTCATTATAGAAGAAACTGATATCAGTTGATTCTTCGTATCTATCTGCTTTAAGAGCCATAGTTTTATCTCCTGTAAGAATTAAAGATGATTATTTTTTAAGAATTGTTTCGACCCAGCTCGCGACACTAGCGCGAGTTGATTCTACCTCGTTGTCTTCAGCAACTTCTACAAGAGTGGCTTCAGAAGTTTGTACGTCCTCAAGAAGTTCTGGAGTGACTTCAGCTTCAGCTTCTTCGTCTGCTTTAGCTTCTTTCTCTTTCTTTTTCTTCTCAATCGCTTCCTTGAGTGCTGGAGGCATACCAGCTTCTGCTTCTTTTTCTTTCTTGCCTTTTACTGGCTTTTTGCCATACATAGCGACCACAGAATCAAAAGCTTCGTCGGCAAGGCTGTCAAATGCCGCAAGCGCTGCATCTACATCCTCTTCGTCGAATCCTGCCTGAACAAGAGCGGCTTTACGCTTCTCCATTTTTTCTTTTTTCTTCATGTCGTCCATTTCTTTCATGGCAACAGTAAGGTCTTCCTGCGACTTAGCAAGAGTGTCCTCAAGTTCAGCAACGCGAGCTTGAGAGCTTTTAATACTCTCTTCAAGTTCAGCGATGCTTACATTCTTTTCTTCTACGGTCGCTTCAAAAGCTTCTACCTTGGAAGCAAATTCTTTATCTTTTGCTTCTTCGATTTTAGCTTTGATGGCGTTGTTTTCAGCTTTTGCAGAAGCTAATTCTTCACGAACCTCTGCTAATTGCTTTTCAATTACGTTCTCTGACATGTTAAATTCTCCTATATCGAATTGAGAGTCGTCATTTAATGTAAAAGCTACACTTTTTAAAATTACACTTCTTGGGTTTGCGGGTTTAGAAACAAGCCCCTTACCTGAAAAAGCTATATTTTTTAAAGCTCTTCCTATTTTATATCCTTGGTATTCACCATTTCCTCCATAAGCCCTAAGATGCTTTGTCAAGAAAGAAGACTCTTCATCTCTTGCTAGAACTTTTTTATCGCCATCTTCGTTTGATAACGCATAATCAAATCCAGCAAATAAACATTCCATAGAAACGTACCACTTGCCTTCTTCAACTTCTGCAATAATCTGCTCCATCCTGTCTTTATTTTCGCTTTTTGTCCAGCTATTATAAAGAACGGCCTGAGTGATTATATCAAAATCTTCTGGCATGGGGGAATCATCAGAAACCGACTTACCATCTTTTGATAGCACATAACTACCGGTGATATGTCCGATGATGTCACTCTCATCGTGCATAAAATTAAATTGCTTGTCTTCTGGAGTGCTACGTGCTGCCCAAGTTGCCTCTGGCATAAACACGTCATCGTTTTTGTTCCAACCGCAAGAAACTAAAACAGACTCTAAGTAATAAAGGTCTATTTGATCTTTATTTTCTGCAAAACATTTGTCAGCGATATTGACTGAAACCTTGAAGGCGTCAGCCTGTACAGCCTCAGAACAATACGCAACACTAGCCGTACTCTTTACGAGTTCGCTAACGCCGTCGTTTATTTCATTTTGGAATATTTTTATTGTCATGTATCACCTCTACATTAAATATACACAAATTCTTTATTTTTTTTAAAAATCTCTATTTCTAGAAAGAAAACGTTCGATATAAATCGCTGTAATATTCTTTTTATAAGCCTCCGATGTTAACTTGCTATCTCTTAAATGTTTATATTCAGTTGGTATGTTTATTTTAGAAGATAAGGCTTTATGAATGTTCTCGTTACTAAGTTCACACATAGGGTCTAAAGAAAGGAACGTAGAAAGCTTTATAGTGTCCAGCTCTTTAGCTTCATTTTTTGTTAATTGTCTAAGGTTTGCTTTACTTTTTACTTCTAAGAAACCTTTATTTATAATATCCACTGACTCAATCGCTGAAGTGGTCCATACTATAAGTTCAGCTACTCCGGGGGTAGATTTAGGAGTTTCTACCCTTTTCTTTCTTGGACCTTCATCTAATTTTGCTGGAGGTCTTCCGTTTGGATTAACAGGCTTGTTCGAGTCTTTTTTCTCTGAAATCTTTTCGTTTATCTTACCTTGCTTATCTATTTTTTCAAGATCTTGACTATGATTAGGGTTATGGAAAGGACTAGCTTTTTCTGGAAGATCTTCTTTTTCTCTAGCTTTATCCTCTCTTTTTAGTCTCATCTTCTCAACAGAAGGAATTTCTTTGAATCTTTCTAAAATTGTCTCATGAGAAATTATCTCTCTATCAGCTAACTGAATAAGCAAGTTCTTTTCAGAAGACTCATCGGAAAGGCTCATTTGGTCGTAAACAACGTGAAAAGGTTTTCTAAAACCCATTGCTCTTCTGACTGACTCTAGCTCCTTCTCCCAGAATCTGGTTAACTGATCTCTTCCGTATTGTAATCTTTCTACTAAAGTCTTTAAAGATATAAAGTTGTTAGTAAACCCTCCGCTCTGACCAGCCATGCCAGTTAAAGTTGGAGGAA